TTCCAAAAGAAATGCTTTGCTTTATTTTTCCATCAGGAAATTTAACGTTAGCTACAGTCTTGCTGGAATATGTTCCAAATTCATAATAAATTTCATCTTTTAGCTCGTTTCCAACATATCCTTCACCGATTTCCCATTCTTTATTTCTTGAGTTAATGTTTTTGAGCACGGATCGGACCCAAGCCATTACCCTGCTTGATAATGCATCTCCGGAAAAACCCCTATTTGAAAAGAAAGTAGTAACATTCCTGATCGTTGAACTTTCGTTGACATCAGTGATAATTTGTCCATCTTTTACTAATCGAGCTCGATTGTAAAGAGTGCCCTCTATTTTTTGATACGAATCTTGCCCCAAGCCGGCATCATTTGCACTTTGAACGTCTAGAAAATAATTTTCGTCTGATATCGAACCTGTAATTGTAACATCAACTAGCTTATATCTTGGGTTTCTACCCAAGACTGGCAGCCCTGAGCGGAACATTCCTATTTCGGTTATCTCTATTCCTTGCAAAAAATACTGCGCTGCGTTTTCAGCAGATCTACTAGTGGTTTTTGATCCAGACAAAATCCGATCTGTTTTTGACATTGTGTATGTATCTGACATTAAGTTGCCTCGTTTCTAATTCTGCCCTCTAAAATAGGGTCGATCGTTGCTGCTAAACGTGAGTTTAGGTCTATGTGTACATCTGCTTGCTTATATTCAAACCTATGTCTTTCTAACATGTGTGATTCTATAACAAAATTAATGCCCAAGAATTCAGTGGTTCTTGGAACTAATTTTTCTATTAGCATTCCGAAGTTATTGTCGAACCACTTGAAAAATTTAAGATATTCTGAAGTATTGATTTTATCTGTTAAACGATAGAAGTATTTGTCTGATAATCTTTCAAGAGCTGGGTAATTAACAGCAAACATGTTTTCGGGTGTGCCCATGGCATCGTTGATATATTGGTTATCAGCTAAAATGTTAACGATGTCTTCGTTTAATGCTTGCACTATAGAAGCCTCTACGCTAAATCTTCGATCATCAGTGATTCTTTCTCTTGGATCTAGCTCATATTGATAGCCCATTTCAGCATCTAAATCTTGCGCTAGACCAATATCTTGCACAGACTTAATCCTCACTTTGTTAGCGTTAATAGTCACATCATAATTTGGGTCTATTCTCGCATAAAATCTCTGAATTGGCACGAACACTTCTGTATCTGCTGTAAAACCATGCCCGACAAACGCAGCAGACTCAATCGAATTTACATCTGTGCTTAAAAATGGAGCCGTTGACCTTGAATTATCAACTATGTTTATTCTTCCAGTTGAATTTGAACTACTTATTTCTTGCCGTAGGTCTGATGCTAATCTCAGTCTTTCAAATGAACCCATAGGCAGAGTACCAGTATTAAAAAGAGTCGAAATCTTGTGAATAGGTTGGTTATCTTTATAGAGGAAACTGCTATTAACTAACGGAGACGTCGATCCAATCGAAAATGGGTTTAGAGCGTGGGTAGAAGCTTCTTTTTCATTTAGTGCCTTACTCCAAAACCTAAATGCAGACAATTTTCCGTTGAACTTAGTTGCATTATCGCCAGAATAACTAAGATAGTCGGAATTATAATTGGAGGGATTATTATACCCAATTGCTATTCTGTTTCCTTCTCCGCCTTGCGCAGTTAAAACATTTCTTAAGTCGTTGTTTGATGCACCCGAAGTGTGCCCATCTTTGGAATTAGAATAAGTTCCTGACATATAATGCTTTTCTACGACATCAACACCGTTTGTCTTATAGGCACGAACTAAAAATTCTGAGTTAAACTGTTTTGCAGTGTGGTTTACATTAACATACCAGCTTGAGCCATCATAGATATTGATTCCACTTCCAGTTATAGCCAATTTACTATTTGCACTACCTGAAAATGCTAGAATCAGACTAGAAGGTGTATTCGATCGGTCGGATCCACTTACGGCCATTAGATTAACAATAATTGAAGGCTGAGTTCCAGCAGACAGAGATGCTGAATGCTCTAGCCTGAACAGAGATTGCGTCGTTGATTCAGGGTCACTCTTAAGAACATAGTTTCCTTCCCAGGCCCAAGAAGCAGAAGTGAATGAAGTTGAAATAGGCCCAGTACCAGGGATTGCAACTTTTATTGTGGAAGATTCTGCTCCCATGTGGTCAATCAGGATTATTTCTGGTGTTGGACCGCCGTGAGGAAAACCAGGCTCGTGTCTAAAGCCTTGTAGGGTGTCTTTTGACTGAATGAAGGGCGAACTTCCTTTAGAAAAGTCGATAGAATTGTAGAAAGAGTTTACGTTAACAAGCCTTGTTTTTAATTTTTTAGTAGTTGGTCCACCATACTCCCTGATTCTAAAAGCTGTATCTGGATTTACGCCGAGCGAAAGCATTAAACTTCTTACTGATTGTACCGTTCCTTTCATTCTTTGAATTGTTGGCATCTCTCTTAGTAATCTTCGCCATAGCATTTCTTGAATTTTCCTTAATGGCAAGGTAGAATACGGACTATCACTACTAAGATCACGGCCATTTGTAAATCCACCTATAGAAACGCTTGAAAAAGAGTTAGGAAGCTCTATTCCGTAACGTCTTCCAAGTTTCTGAAGGAATTGCGCAGGTATTGAATCCAATGCATTATGATTAAGATCGTGTAGCTTAGAAAATGCATCTAAATAAACTTTTATTTCGTCAAAAAATGAAGCCCAAATGAACAAGAAAGAAGAGAATATCTGCGCTGTTGGTATTTTACCACCACCAGGAAAAACCGTGTCTTCAAAGTAGCCATATTCATCATGAAGAGCGCCGTCTTCGTCTTCAAGACCCTCTTCTGCTTGAGCTTCTAGAAAGTAGTGTCTAGGAACCAATCTAGTTATTAAATTCGGATTATTGGCATCGTATCTACTTCCAGATGTAAGAAGATCCCTGTTTACTGTGATGAGATCCACGTAATCTGGAAACAATACCGGCGAATGTTCTAGTCTTTCATAATACATTGGCAAGTCATGCTGCTCTTTTGAGCCTCTCATCGCATCTAAATAGTTTTGAATTTGTCCATGCAAACCGTTACCAGAGTGATCCAAGGTTATTGCTTTACTAGTATAAGAACCGGTTGGTTCATTAAACCTATAATAAATTGCCAAGTCGTCGTTTTGGAAGACGTTATCGTCAAAAAATTCGTTGATTAAAGACTGCTCTCTGGCTGTCTTCCAGAACCTAAATTCATCAAGATTAGTATTAAGCGTTTCTTTAGGCAAAAACGTAACTTCGTCAAATAATTGAGCGGAGCCGGAACCAATAAAAACATCCTTATCATAGAAATCTAACGTTTTTATTTCTGCAGCGGAAGAAGAAGCAATAAGAAGAGAATTTCTATATAATTTAATAGCGTTTATATCATCTCTGTCATAAGTGCACGCAATATGAACATATTCACCTTTAGGAATATCCATCGATGAACTAATATATGAACTACCAGAAGAAATACCGAAAACCACAGGAATATTATCGTTTCCAGCAAGGCTTTGGCTTAAAAATACCGATATACCATGATTATTTTCCGTGTTTAGTTTCTGAAATATAACTTCGTTATCATAGGCAACTGACGAAGAAGCATATAGCCAAAATTCCGTCGTAAATTCTCCTACATTTGCGGCCGTGCCGACTGTTCTTTCCCCCAAGAGGTTTCTCGATATTTCCGGAAACAAATATCCTGATTTATCTTGAGCTAGAATATGTTGACTCTGCGCTTTATTAAACTTTAAATCACCTATAAATTTCGGAAATCTTCCAAAAATGTAGTTTTCAAAACCATTTAGCGAATCCATAAATTCTAAAAGCTCAGTTTTAGAACCATCAAAAGGAAATTGGTTTATGATTCTTTCAAAAGCTACATTAACTTTACTTTCTGCGCTGTTAAAAAAAGTATGTGTAGTAAAATCGGTCCAATCTAAATCGACCTGTTGAGTTGATTTGAGTCCGGTACCATACGGATCATCACGCCAGATCATATCTTGCGGCGGGCTAGAAGATGATAGGTCGTTTTGAGAAACCTGTTTAAAAGTATATCCAGGATAAGAAAGATCTCTTACTAAATTTGGCGAAAAAAGTATGCTCATTTATTAATCCTAAACACACCGTTATTCATGTATTTCGTTTTGACATTATTGATGACCGTCATTAAATCTATAGTGTAAGATCTTCCCATTGGCAAATGATCTAAAGCAGGAGTAAAATACATTGTTGAATTATCACTAGAAAGCCTAGTAACGTCTGACGTTTCAGTGAATGGCGTAAGAATCTTGTCATTATAAGCATCACGGATCTGGTAATACACTTTGTCTAGCATCTCTGTAGATAGTCTAACAGGTATTCTAACTGATGCTCTTTCGGCGTTTATATCTGTTATGAATATTTCTATTCTTGGCCTATCAACTCTTGCATATTCTTGTCTAAGATTAGTTAAAGAAAACTTGTATTTCTTGGCAGAAGAACCGACATTCCTGACCTGTGAATCAACTGTTAGACTACCGGTAAAATAGCTTATATTTTCGTCTAGACTTAACCATTCCTGACCAAAAGTTACAGAACCTGAAGCAACTATGAAGTCTTCAAGCGTTTCAGTTGAGGTCACGCTAGCAGATAAAAAACGATCTATTGCAAAAGTGGCTGAATAGATGCCAGTTTTAGCAATTCCAGCTGAGCTAGCTTGGGAACCAGTAAAATATTTAGTGTAGCTTCCAGTATGCAATTTTAAAAGTAGACAATTGTTTCCGGCTACCTCTGTATTCGCCGAACCACTTAATATATTTGCTGGTGCACCTCGAGAAAAGTTGTTTAAGAACAAAGATCCTGTTACGTTAAATTCAAAGTTTTTGTTATTTGACCTAATAGAATCGTCGTATGAAATGATAAGTTTCGGTCTTATATACGGATTCTTCGTGTGCCTAGCAGCAAACCTTTTGACAAACCTTGTTTTTTCGTCGATTTCTTCTGAACCAGAAAAAGCTAGCAGAAAACCGTGGTCTGGGATAATCCCTGTCATAGAAGCTGATACAATGTTTGTTACATCTAAAACTAAGTCTTCAGACCCCAGTATAAACTGCTGAGATTTGACTAAATATGTACTGGTGCCGCCAATCGATGCTACATCAATTATGTCAATATCTGATTCACCCATTGTTCCACTAGAAAAAGCGCCAGAAGAATTCCAGACAATGTTTTCTGTAGTGTATGAGGCTGTTAACCAGTTAGCTCTATCCAAGAATGAAAAAGCTGATACGTCTTTTCCTTTTCCTTCATCAAAGCTTTGAGATAGAGGGAAAAGAGCCACATTAAAATTTGATGGAGCTAACTGATTTCCCTGGACGTCGTGTAATTTTAATGTAGCAGAAAAAGAAGAGTGACTAAAATCAACTTTTCCCGATAGTGAAGACGATATGTCATCTAAGTTAAACTTAATCAGCAATCGAGAAAGTTCATTTGGAGTGGTTTCGCCAGCAAACACAGTCTCATCATACAGCTTAAACAAATCTAGCGTTGTAGCACCGCCGACGTTTGCGTCGGTGGCTCGTGTTGACGTTGTTATTATCTTGTTCGTTATATACGTATCTTTACTGGCCGTGAATACATTGTACATTTATCTTCCCACCTATCTTACTGTGACAACTATGTCATCGTTTGGGTATCTAAGCTCAAAAATTCCTCCTGGCGGAGGGAAGTATATGCCGTTACTTTTTATAGCATCAAAATCTAGTTGAGATTCACTGTAGTTACGCTTTGCAATCGTTCCATAGAGGCTCGTTAATTTTAGTTCAACTAAAGACAAAACACCAGGAACATTTATGATAGCAAAAACAATATCGGACTCTATTATAGGTTGATCTATTTGAGACTTCTCAATTTTAAACAACGTTTTCATAGCTGTTATAACGCGCTTTGTCACTTGAAGCTTATTCGCATTAGGGGCTGTGACTATCGATATGTTCACGCGGAAATTAAGCGGCCTAGCGTCCAGTATATCGATGGCATCACTAATCATTCGATATTCGTTTAAATAATTTGATATGTTTTTCTTTAAGACGTCTGGTGATTGACTTAATCTTCCTGCGTTATCACGAGAAACAACATACAATATACTAGCTAGTGGATTCTGTGGATTAGCTACAATCCCTGCCCGAAACACTCTTCCGTATTCATTAGGTAGTAAATATAGTCTTGCTAAAAGATCGTCTCTAGTAACAACTCGAGATTGTAAGTTTCTAGCAGTTGGAATCAACTGTCTAATCTCTTCGGTAGTCAGTCTGTTCGATCCTCCGGCAGCCGGCTGTTCATTTTTTACTTCTACAGAAGCACGAATGTCAACCGCGGTTGCACCAGGTAGACTGTCTTTAAACTCTATATTAAGTGTCTCCACTTGCCTGATGGAGTTTACAGAAACGTTATGAGAAGCACCTCCTCCATAACGGTAGGTAATCTGCATAGTCGTATTTTGCGGCGAAATGCCAAGTGTCTTAGTGTCTAATAAAGCAGCAGGATCTAAACTGAACCTCGGCATTGTTTTTTTACCATACAATGGTAAAGATAAATCGCTTGGATCTGGTACGCCATCGTCTGCTAAATTAGATGATCTCCCAGAACCAAATTGAATTCTTGTTTGTCTGGTTCTTATGTCAGTAGCCGTAATAAATCTATAAGGAGCAGGGATTATAGATAAATTAGACTCAACGCCGTCATCTGTCCTATTATTGTTTTGGAAAGATTTAAACACCGTATCTTGAGAAAGACTTTCCACTTCATAATATTCATTATCGTCAGTATCTACAACCTGCAATATTGTGCTAACGTCAGGGTTCTGTAAAGTTATTGTTCTAAAAGGTATAAACGCGTTTGAGAGAGTAAAGCTGTCTGTAGTTACTGTACCAGATACACATGTACCTGGCAAAATTAAGACAAAGAAATCACCAGATCCTCTTCTTTTAATTTTGACTTTTCTTGCTATGAGGTTTCCAACAGAATCTGTTATAGAATAATCTAGGTCTTCTATTAAATAAAATTTTACTCCGATTGCAGAATTCAAAACAGTGCCAGCTTTTATAATTGGTAGAGCGTTTTGTTGAGGTACCAATATGCCGTCTTCAAGGACAGCTGGAATCCTAACGTAAAAGTCAACTTCAGCAACAGCTGGTGATGCGCCGCCGATTTTAATCCCAGCGTTCTGGGCCATTCTTTCTATATTGGTTGATTCAACCGCAGAAAGCGGATCTAGTTCTCTAAACTGGTGATCTGTGTAGAAAGACATCGTATCACCGACATAAGCGGCCAGGTCAACAAGCAGGCCGCCTAAGGATGATTCACTAAAATCTTGCATATTATCCGGATAGTAAGTTTTTGCAAACTTCTGGAGATCTAAGCGCATTGCGTCGAAGTCTTTTGCAATATAAGTCCTAGTAATTTCTTTTTTAATTTTCTTGTTATTATTAGCCATGTTTTATCCTATAGAATACAAAGTTATTTTTAAACCTCGTTCCTTTTGTGAAATTCTAGGTATTGTATAAGTTAAAAATAAATCTACTTTCGCCACTTCTTTATTATCAAAACGGTCTGTTTCAGTGGCGAACCCTATCAAATTAATAAAAGGAAGATATTTCGAAGCGGCCTTCTTGATTCTAACCATGGCTTGCTGATCGGCCTTTTCTGTACCGAGCTCAGTAGCCAACTCCATTAAGTTAGCACCAAAATCATACCTTCCCAATCTTTCGCCTTTGTTCGTGAGAACAAGATTTCTTAAATTGTCTTTGATTTGTTCCTCTAATTTATAATGCATTTTATAGATGTTATTACCATTACCCAACTGAAGAGGTGTTGCAATTCCGATAGGAACAGGCTCAGGTATATAGTGGTTTTCAGCCACTGTATCATATATGTCTCCGACACTCTTAAAGTCGTAAACTTTTCTGTCCTGTCTTTTAGCCATAAGTTCACCTCTTCTATAATTATATCAGAACAAAATTTTGAGTTAAAACATCTTCATTATTGAAGTGGACCAGGTAGAGCGGCGCCGGCGCCACCATCTTTCGCTAGCACGGTTCCAGCAAACATAGAAGTAGTAAAAGATGTATGGATTGCTGTTGCAACTGAACTGCACCAATCTTCTAGAGTTCCTTCAGAATTTTGAACTGTCATCGATGCAGCAGATAAAAGAGGTGGAATAGGTATAGTTGCGCCTGCCACCGTATTACCGCCAGCACTAAAAACAGTAAATGTGGCGAGATAGGCAACAATTCCTGCAGTCATCATTGCTAATGGAGCATCACCTGCTGCAAAGCCAGAAGCTATTGCAGATTTAAGGGCAGATTTTCCAACATCGGCCATAGTATTTTTTACTTTAGATCCAACGGCAGAAGATGTAGGAAAGGCTGGTGGTGTCGGTATTATAACCGGTCCTGTTATCGTAAATTCTGCATCTGATGCATAATCAGCTATTGCATCTGCTATAAAACCAGCAACATCCCCTTCGGTATATTTCGCCTCCACCTCACCTTCTTCACCGCCAGATACCGACTGAGTTTCTTCGCCTTTTTTTAAGGCATCAATAAGACCTTGCTCTAATTTATCTTTATCTAAAGCCATTACTTAGTTTTCCCATACTTCGATAAAGTCGTAATTAGATTCTCAATAGAACCATCTATGGCAGATTTTGTAGAATCGATATTGGTTGCAAATGACGTTGATGGAACTAATGGTGGACCAGAGGGGCCGACGCCGGTTGGATGTGTATGCGCATCAAAACCAGAGGATAGATGAGTTTTAAGGTTGTCTAAGTGTGTTTTTATGTCATTAAAGTGGACATCCAAAAGATCCCTTAGCATATTTCCTAAAACTATTGGTTCTGTAGCTCCACGACCAAGAATAACCTGCGTTCCTAAACCGTTTTCTTTTTCCAAGTCAGCATGACCGCTACCTATAATAACGGTTGGTCCATCGATCATGATTGTTCCATCTGGTTGCATTATTATGACGGCCTGGCCATCCCCTTCTTCAGAATTTCTTACGCCCTCTTTTATTATTTTAATCGATCCATTGATTTCTTCAACACCATCTTTAAGACCGTTCATTCCCTCTTCTTGTCTTCTAGCTATAATCCTGATTTGATCTGATTTCAGAAGCGAATAGGACTGGTCAACGACTGGTTCTGGTACTGCACCATCGCCGCGGCCTTCTGTTTCGCTACCAGGTGGTCCATCATCTGGCCACTTTGTGATTGTTGGTAGAAGATCTTCATCTTCAATGCTCTTATTTATAAAAAATTGTTCGTCATAAGATGCTTTCATCGCAAGATTAAATCTGGCAGCATCGTATTCATAGTCTGGGTCGCCCTCTATCACATTTAATTCTACTTCATTTAAGATGGCCATCCTATTGGATTCTATTTGGCCTTCGTTTGCATTAGTCATTGTTCTTGTAGCTGTTCGAACCGGTTCATCACCATCTTCTGCATCTGTTGCAGGATTATCGGGTTTATACCTTCCTCTACCAACGACGATGTCTATTGCACCAGAGTCTAGTAGCTCTTCTTCATAGAATGCATTAGTTGTTTCAAACTCTTCGTCTTTTTTTGTCCACCCTCGATTTTGGCCAAGACAGATAAGTGTATTATTCGAACCCTGTAAAACCAAGTCGCCTGGACGTTTGATAAAAAACGGTATCGGTTCCTTAGTAATAGAGTTATTTGTTGTGCTTGTTTCGAATATCTTTTCGTAACTGTCATCAGCAGCAAAATTAACTTGATCTTCTGATCCGCCGCCATCATTAAATATTCCTATTAGCTTTTTAGAATCACCGGAAGATGAGTTTGCTTGATCCACTGTTGATTCAGTACCGGGTGAGTGCATGTGCCGGCGGTCGCCGTGACTATAGTTGACATCTTCAACAGTCCTAACGTCCGGTACTCTCGCTAGCCAGTAGCCGATTTTGCCGTATCTAAAAAGAAAAACATGTTCACCTACCTTAATAGGCAATTGAAAATGCTGTGGAAACAAAGGGTGACAAAGCGTTAATTTTCCGCTATTCTTATATTCTTTACCACTAATAACTCTTACTAGTAGTGAATTTGCGGGGACGTCCGTAAAAGAATTTGGATCTTCCATCCTTGTCTTGAATGTCTCAAAATCGAAAGTTTCTGGAACATATATGATTTCTTCTACCACTCCCTTAATGAGAACCGCGGCCGCCTCATTTCCGATGACGGCATTGACCTCTTTTCCTAAGGTACCCGGCTTTAATTTTGATGCATCAATTTTTGCCATGTTACTTATCTATCTTGCTAAAAATATCGTCTGGGTCTACAGTATCGGCGCGTTCTTCTTCTTTAGCAATAAGCTCCGCTAGTTTTATTAGTTGGTCGTTGGATTTATTCATTCTTTCCAAGTATTTTGAAAGTGTTGGCCCGACTGAGATGTGATCAGCAGTAGAGTTGCCCATATTTGTATAAATACCAGTGAATAGAACGTATGCATTCATGCGATCATTGATCGCATTATCATAAATTTCTTTCCACAGCATTTTTTTCTTGTTTTCAGTCGATTCCAAAGAATCCAAAAGATCAGAGAATTGCTCTGACTTTTTTTCTATCTTCTCAAATTGTTTGGTCAAGTCCATTTTTTAGCCCTTAAAATATATCGTACTTCTTATCTTTTCCTACCTTCGCTCTGTACTTCCTGCGAATGTTTGTCATGCTAGATGATAGCTGTTTTGAATTTAAACCAGAAATTTCGCGGATGTATACAAAAATACCACGTTTATTTAAAAACTCTAATTGATCCACGTTATCGAAAACAGTAATTATGGCATTCATGCAAACTATATCGTTCTTGTGAGTTAACTCACCTAATATTTCGCAGCACATAGGCCTTATCATCTTTAAAGACTCTTGATAAATGCTCATTTCAACAGGGTCAGGCACTACTTGATAACTAGCAATTTGATTCATGTCTCTCATCGACATAGATTCGTGGTCATCGATGGGAACCGAAGAAAAGGTTCTTTTTCTTATCTTTCTAGAATTTATTATTAGCCAATTTTTTGCTACAATATTAAAATAAGAGAAAGCGTTAGTACCTCTTTCGTGGTCGAATTTATGCAAGCATTCATACAAGGCTACGACACAAGCTTGTTGAAGATAAGCTGGGGATTCTCCACACTTGTGAAACCCGTAAATGTAAATAAGGTTCTCTGTGAGCTTCATTAGGGCAGGCTGGATTCTAGAAGCGTATATTGTTTCTCGTTCTTTCTGATCAGAACTGCTACAAAATTCTTTGATGGCCAGCTGCGTGTCTTTGGTAAAGTAGTATCTCTTTGGTGTTACCCTAGGATCTCTTTGTATTCTTTTTCTAGTTTTCTTCTTTTTTGCCATCGCCGATTCCTGTTAGTTGGTTTGCAACATATAATACAGCATTTCTAGACTCGTTGATATCGTTAACAACTTGTCTTACCTGCGGGCTATCAAAAAATAGCGGAGTATCCAGCACCTGTTGAATTGATGCATATTTTTCGTCCAAACTATCTAAAGATTTCTCAATAGCGTCTTCCACCCTAAGAATCACCCGCGCAAATCTATAATTATAGTATAACGAAACTAACAAAAACACGCTTAATATTGCAATAATAATTAAATATTCGTTCATCCCAATTCTTCCATAAATGCGTCATATAAACTTTCGATGGATTTTTGAGAAAATTTATTTAAAACAACACTTCTGGATTTTTTACATTGGTTTTTATAATAAATCCTTTTCTTAAAAAGATTACCAAGTTCTGTTTTAAAGCTCTGTTCATCTAC